ATTATTTCCGTCGATGCGTTTTCCTTTGTATCCGGCCTCATAAATGTCTTTATCTAGCCAGTGAACGAGGTCGCTTTTTTGGCACAAGTGGTATCCATGCTCACACATAACAAGCTTGCCTTCTATCTTTGGCATCCACTTGCCGGGTCTTCCGTTTTTGGGTAAAGACCACGGATTATACGAATACGTGCCGTTGCCATCACGGAGGACTTTATAAAGTTTTTCTGCTGTCATCCTTTTATCCTTGGTTTATTTTCCCAGCCTTCTTCTTCCGTGAAAGTGCGACACGTCAACACCGTGTACCCAGAACCGGGACAGAACCGTTATAAGCCCTTTTCTTGCTCCTGTTGTCAGGTATTCTTTTCCGCGCTCAATAGTAAAGTCATCCGTGCATTTAATGCTCTTTATGCAGAGGCGGTAATAAACTTTAGCCATTATCCTTGCCCTCCGGCTGTAGTGATTTGAGTTTTTCAATAAGTTCTGGTATCTGGTCGCGCATCATAGTGATCGTGTTCGACTGAAACCCGTTCGGCGAGTACCAGATGTCGAAGTGTGAGCCGGTGACGAGGTAGCGAGACGGCGAGACTTCTAGGAATCTGTACTTACGTTCGTAGTTGTCTGATTCTTGATCGGTCATATTATGATATTCTCTCCCCCTTCCGGCAACCTCTCTTCCACGCTGATCCAATCGTCTGCTGTCATTGTATTTTGCTCCAATTTCCCGCCCGTAATCCTGCTATCGTGTGGATCAATGTACAACAGTGTGGCCACTATGTGCAATACGTAGAACTACGTAGTATTTCATTTATCTTTATGGCGTGTTGACATACTGTGCTATGTGTACTATCTTGGTACAGAACGGGGGTTGCGAAGGGCCAGTACACCTTGGCCTGTGACGGAGTATCGGATTCGTAACAAGCCTCTGTGTGGGGCAGCAGGGGTAAATTATTAAGGCAGAAGTGCTCTGCCGCCTAAAAAATATTTTCGTATAGACGAAAGCGAACCTTAATTATTAAGGCAATGCTAGAACCCGACATGGACCCAGCCGGCTATCCGACAGCCTCAACACTGAGCGAAATTGAACTCTGGCTCCACACCGATTACACGGGGCTTATGAAGTACGTCCGCCGAGCGTGGCACTTTGACGATTGGGGATGGCGGCAAGAGAAGGAGAAGAATGATTTGGGCAGGCGGGTCCGGAGGTATCACATCTCAACGGGCGGGTGGAGCGGCAATGAGCAGATCATTTCCTCGCTCATGCGGAACCAAATGTTCTGGATGGTCTGTTGGCTACAATCACGTCGCGGCGGGCACTATATATTTGAGGTTCCAATCAATAAAGAGAAAGACAATGGCAAAAAAGGCAAGCACGGCAAAAAAAGCACCCGTAAAAAAACCCGCCGCGAAAAAATCGGGGAGCGTTATGTCGGCCCTGAAAGCGAATGGCTTTAAGACGCGAAACGAGACGAAGGATGCTCTCGGTCAAACAGGCGCAGGCATTGACCGCCTTGTTCGTGCAGGCGTCTATGAAGAGTGCACGTACGGCGGACAGGCATATTACAGGAAAGTGTAGCCGTGGACAACGTAACCGCATTCGTCCTTTTGTCGTGGATCGTTACTGGCTATGTGCTCGCTCTAGTCGTAGGCGATCTTGTAGCACGTTTGGTAGACACTGAGGCCATGACGGACGGAGGGTGGTACAGGTCGAAGTACTACGTCTGTCAGTTCTGCGGAGGAATCGTAGAGCAGGAGCACCCTTATTGCATGAAATGTCACGAAAAGAAGCGATCTCAGTCCGCGAAGTGAAATACCAACTGTACGCAACCGTTGTAGCCGTCGCCGCTGTGGTATACCTCTTCAGGCTCGGGCGCAAAGGCGTCGTCCGAGAGGACATCCGCCGAGCGGAGCATTCGTTCCCGCATAAGAAGAGGGTCAAGTCCAAGAGCGCGGCACGAAGCGCGAAAAGGAATAAGAAAGTTACCCATCTGGCGGACCCAAACCTGCGCTTCAAGAAAGCGTTTGTTGTCGCGTTCGCGGCCCCGGCCTCCCGCTCGTTCTGGGCGAGAGAGGTCCTTAACGGTGATAGTCAGTATCGCCGCCAGTAGCGCCGCGGTTGGCGAAAGCCCCAGATTTAATGAGCCGTTATCTTCCATAGGAAGAACCTTTATCTCTCTCATTACTATATTGTAGTAATCAGGTGGGCACAAAGTCAATACTATGGCGCTAAACGCACAAGAGAAGAAGTTCGTTGACGCATATCTCACAAACGGACTTAATGCCACGAAAGCCGCTTCTGAGGCGGGTTTTATGCAGGGCGTCAACCTCCTTGACGCAAAAGCGCGTACGATAGGATTTAACGTGAAGGAGCGGAAAGGTGTTCAGGCAGAGATCAATAAACGCCTTAATGCCTATGCGCTCTCGAAAGATGAGCTTCTGGCCCTGCAAGGGGAAGTGGCCCGCGCCGACATCTCGGACATGTTTCATCTTGTGGACGTATGCTGTCCCGTGTGCGAAAAGAACGGCCTCAATACCGTCGTCCTTCAGGAGAATGCGTTCTCTATGCGCAAGACCATCGCGGTCGGCAAAGCGCATCTGGTAAAGGAGATCCAGCACCTTCGTAACGGGACGGTAACGAAAGTCGTCCTGCACGACGCGACCGAGGCGCGGAACTCGCTCATGAAGGCGCTTTCCATGTTCACCACCAAAACGGACACCGCTGTTTCTGGCCTAGCTGAACTAATGTCCCTCGCATTCAAGGACCGCGAAGACGAGAGGCGATTGGAAAAGGCCCGCGTAGCAAAACTGTCGGCGGCAAAGCATGACAAAATAGACATAGAGATTACAGACGTAGAGATCATAGAGGAAAGCAGATGACACAAAAACAGGTGGAGAGATTTACGTCCAAAATAAACAAGGGCGGGTCGTGTCATGAGTGGACGGCGTGCAAGACGCATAATGGATATGGCCGCATAACAATTAACGGCATTACGCTCAGGGCGCATAGAGTATCCTATGGCCTTTATGTTGGAGAGATACCAAAAGGAAAACTGGTCTGCCACTCGTGCGACAATCCTTCGTGCGTTAATCCGGAGCACTTGTTTCTGGGCACGCAGGCGGACAATCAGCGCGATATGACCAGTAAGGGCAGGGGTCGTCATGGGGCGCGTAACGGAAGGGCTGTCTTGCGTCCAATAGACATTGGGGAGATCAGGAGACTCGGCACGGAAAGAGGCGTGAGTCAGCACGACATCGCACTACTATACGGCGTGTCTCCCTCGTCGGTGTCAAGGATCATGCGCAACGTATCGTGGAGTAGTCTGTGAGCTTCGCCGGAGTGCCCACGACAAGACGGGAGGCACGTGCCGTACTAGACAAAATCCAAGACATCGTGTGGTTTTGCCAGATGATGTGGCCCCATGAGCCGGTGTGGAGCCGTCAGGAAGAAGCACTCCGCTCTTTCGTGGAGTACGATCAGGTGGCGTGGCGAAGCGGACACAAGACAAGTAAATCCAACAGTCTCGCCAAGTTTGCCATCTGGTGGGTATGCCGAGGCGTGCCGGGGTGCCGCGTTGCGCTCACGTCCTCGGGGTTCGGGCAGGTAAAGAACATTCTCTGGCGAGAGATACGCCGATTAAAACTAGAGGCGGCGGTAGACTTGGGCGGCACGATATATTTAGATCCGTTTCAGGGGTGGCAGTGGACAAATAATAATCAGGTGTTTGGCTTTTCAACTGACGAGGTTGAGCGGGCGGCGGGCTTTTCTGCGCCGCATCTGGTTTACCTGATTGATGAGGCGTCGGGCGTGCCCGAAGATATTTTTGAGGCCATGTTCGGCAACTTAGCAGGCGGCGGCAAGATGATAATGACCTCGCAGGGCACAAAGGCGAGCGGCGTGTTTTTCGACGCCTTCCATACAAAATCTCACGCATGGCACAAAATCCATACGCCCTCCACCGACAGCCCGAATGTAACGGGTGAGTGCGAGATCCCCGGCCTAGCGACCACGAAATGGATAGACGAGCGGCGTGCCGAGTGGGGAGCGGACAGCCTTGAGTTTCAGATCCGCGTTCTCGGCAACTTCCCCGGCCAAGCGGCGAACGCGATAATCGGCCTCTCTACCGTCATGGAGGCGATTAGCCGCCACGAGTGGATACCGGACAAGAACGACGGCGCTCTTAGAATCGGTGTTGACGTTGCCCGCTACGGCGACGATGAGTCGGTAATCACGGTCGTTCGCGGACTAAAGGTGGTCGATATTATTTCGATCCACTCAATGGACGGCCTTGAAGTAGCAGGCCATACGCTTGACGCTGTGCAGAAACACCGCTATAGATGGGATGATGAGATCCGAATAAAAGTAGACGTAATCGGCCTCGGCGCATCTCCCTCGGACTTTCTAAACCATATGGAAAGAGGGCGGAATCTTGGCATAAAGGTGTCCCAAGTCAACGTGCAGAACCGCGCAGACGATGAATACACGTACTCGGATCTCCGCACGCAGCTATGCTTTGCGCTCAATGATTGGCTGAAAGCTGGCGGCGCAATCCCGCAGGACGACATGCTCATGGAAGAGATGTTCGCACCCACCTACACGTTCGACGCAAGGGGAAGGCGTAAATTAGAAAGCAAAGACAAAGAGAAGAAGCTGCTCAAACGCAGTCCGGATCGTCGCAACTCGCTCGAACTGGCGGTATACGAAACCACGCGCACCCGCAGTCTGGGCGCGGGAACCTACGCAGGAATATAATGGAGCAAATCTGGTTAGAGCGCAGAAGTGAAGCGTACAAAGATGCTGTAGACCGAAGGCGTTATGCGTGGGATCACTTTACAGGAGACGCCAAGCGCAAGACGATCAAGAACGCCTATAAGCACGCGGAAGTAGCGAAGAAGAGAATATTACAGAGCGCGAATGGTCTTGTGCTACAGATGTTCGAGGGCGGAACGGCGTACTCGGATGAGAAGTACCTGATCCAGTCTACGCAAGGAGAGCCAGACGACGCCTATTACGAGCGAGCGAGAATCACAGAGTTCTTCAACCACACAGCAACGCTTGTCGAGGCCAACGTGGGCGGCATATTTGCTGTCGAAAGCAAGAAAGACATCTTTTGGGAAGGTGGCGCTCTCGGCGATCCCGAGGAAGAAGGGAGCGTTTATTACCGCCTCCTGCGCAACATTGACGGCAAGGGCACCGACATGTCATCGCGGACGCTTGTGGACGCGGCGAGAATGCTCGTCAACAACGTAACGACCAGTTTGTACGTGAGGCCCAACGAGGACGACCCCTTAACGATTCAGTATGTGCACCCAGACAAAATCGTGCAGGAGCGTTTCGAGGATGGTGTCCGCGTGGAGGCGCTTGTCGAAGAATTAGAGGTTACGCAAGAATCGCTGAAAGACGTGCCAGAATCGCGGACGGTGTATACGCGCTATACGATTGATGGGTGGGAGAAGTACGTACTAGAGGACAAGAACGGCCAGATGATGGACCGCATGATAGGTAGTGGAGCATGGGCGTTCCCGCTCTTTACGGACGACACTAAGACGGTGCGCCGCCTTCCGCTCTCCGTGCACGAGCTTGGGCTAGAGCGCCATGTAGGGCACGAGATAGCAGAGGGCCACAACGGTCTTTACAATCTCTATTCAGACGGTCGCTGGCTGCTCCGTGTCGCAAACCGCCCGCGCTTGGCGGGCGACGTAGACAACGCCCTCTTTGACAAGACGATGGAGCGAAGCCGCTCCGGATACAACGCGCTTCAAGGTCCGTGGGACTTTATAGCTCCTGACGCCGCGAACGCGAACTCCGTATTCGCCCGCTATAACGACGGCGTGATAGAGTATTACACCACGAATCACCAGCGCATGAACCAAGCAGCCATAGAACGAAGTGCAGCAGAAATATTACAGCAGGAAGGGGGGCGGACCGCTTTTCTCTCTATGTTCAAACGGTCGTGGGATGAGATGGATAACGACCGCCTTTTCATGGCCTCTCAAATGGAAGCTCCTGAGTTCCCGGAAATGTGGCACAAATGTTATGTCGAGCGAAGCGACGACTTCAAACCAATCGACATCGAACACATCGCATCAACAAGGGCGATCTCGTTCGCGGCCATATCGAACACGCTCCCGGCTGTAACGGCGGCGAGAATGGCGGGCTACGAGGAAGACATTATAGACGAAATAAGGCTCAGTGATTCCTCCGTACCAGAGGATGAATTAGGTATAGAAGAGGAAGAAGACGATGGAAGTGCTGAAGAATCAACCGACGAATAACCGTGTCCACCGAGGGCAGGCCATCGTTTATACGGAAGAGGAACTCGACGAGCAGACGCTTCTCTCTGAAACGGACATCGAAAACGCTCGCGCTTCGTGGGTTAAACACGCGCCCGCGTGGGCGAAGGACGTTCCGGATGCGAGCGTGGACGAGAAGCCTTAATGCCTACGACCTTCAAAAACGCTCGTTCGCGCTATAAGTGGAACGATTCCGCTGGCCGCTACCGAGACGCTTCGGGCAAATTCGTTTCTTTTCGCCGCATACGGATGGCGCTCGACGATGTACTGGACGGCAATGAGCGAGACATGGTACGCCTTGCCGAGACGCTCCGCGACGGCGGAATGAGCGTAGGAGACTTTCAGCGGCAGATGCGCACGCACCTGAAAGACGTGCATGTCGCCTCGGGCGCTCTTGTCAAAGGCGGGTGGAAGCAGTTGTCGCAGGCCGATCTCGGGCGGATTGGATTCCGCCTTAAAGAGCAGTACAGATACCTCGACCGCTTCGCGGGCGAACTGGCAAATACGCAGGTGTACGACGGCAACCTCGTTCGGCGCACCCGCATGTACGCCCAATCTGGGCGGGTGAGCTATCACCGTATACAGCGGGCCGATATGATAAAGCGGGGGATGAAGTTCGAGAAAAACGTCTTGGCGAACGCAGAGCATTGCCCCGATTGCCTCGCCGAGACTGCGCGGAAGTGGGTCCGGATCGGAACGCTATCGCTCGTGGGGACTAGGCAGTGCCGGTCGAATGACCGCTGCCATGTGATCTATAAGTAGGGGAGCGCCAAAAGAGAACAACACAAAAAAGGCCCGACTGTTCCTAAAGAGCAGCCGAGCCATACCCCAACGAATAGAGTGCCGTTTGTGGCGGACAGACGACACGCCGCCCTACCGGGTCACAATGATAGACCCTGCCGCCGAAAGATACGGTACAGTTTAGGCATAATTCAAATGCCCTCATTGTGATGTACGTAGAACTACGTATATTAGGTGTGCATAAACTGTAGAGTCAGCGTATCCCTCTCGACGCTTCCCGCTTTCCGGCAAGTAATAAAGAGAGGCGAAAGCCGTGAACCGGCAACACCTGTTGCCACAAAAGCGCCCGCAGCGCATTAAACAAGCGAGAATGTTATGCCGAACTTCGTAGTGCAGACCGACGCAGGACCTATCAATGTCGAAAGAAGCGCGATCACTCTTCCCGAGGGAATGCAAGTCTTTTCGACAGCGGAGCTAAACGACAAGTACGTTCAGAAGAGCATTCTGAAACACACCCATGAAGAAAAGGACGAGTTTCAGAAGAAGCTCGACGCCAGATTCAAGAATTGGGTAAAGAAAGATGATGTGCTTAAAGACGAGTCGATTATAGCAGAGGTCCTGAAGGAGCACGGAGAGGCGGGCATAGACATTGAAGCAGCGGAGAAAAACTGGGAGGCCGAAAAGTACACGCCACTTAAAGAGGAAAACGAGGCTCTTCGGAGCCTTTTGGTCCGGCGTGACACAGAGGCAGCAGCAAAGACAGCAGACGTAGACGATCAGTACCTCACTCCCATGAAGCCGGGGAAACCGAGTTTCATTGAGGTTCAGTTCGGAGACGCCATCCAGTACGATCCAAAGCTCAAATATGCCGTAGCACATGATGAAGACGGGAAACCCATACACAGCAAAAAGGCGACCAACGACAGACCATTTCAAGACGCGAACGAATACTTTGCGGATTTGTCTGAGTCGGGAGCATTAGACGCTTACCGGAAAACCCCTCGTAAAAACTCTGGCGTTCCCGCTCATTCTAACGGAGATGGCAAAAGCGCACCCGCGCCTGTCAGGATGTCCGATATGAGCGACGAGCAGCAGGCAGAATACATCTTGGAGCACGGCGTCGAGAAGTACACGGAATTACCTGACTAGGCGATTCGTTTCGCCGGGGGAAGAAAATGGCAACAGGAGTCGTAACTGATTTTGTCATCCGCGATCAGCAGTACAACGCTGGTCTCATGGGCACAGTTACCCAAAATATCAACGCCTTTAATGCGGGCAGCGCAGGCACGATGGTGCTTTCGGCAAGTCCGGAAGAAGGCGACTACACAAAAACGCGGTTCTTTGAACGCATCACCACGCTTATTACTCGGCGCGTTACTGGTGTTGGTGCTCTTACGGGAGCTCCTATCACCATGAGCGAGAACATCTCGGTCAAGTGTAAGCGTAAGGTCGGCCCGATTGAGCAGACCATTGATTCTTGGCGTAGCATGAACGTCGACCCATCGCGCTTTTCGGCCCTCTTGGGTTCGTATGTAGGCGAGGAGATGACGAAGGAGATGCTGAATGCTGCGGTAAACGCGGTTGAAGGCGCTCTTTCTGGCGAGACGGCACTCATCCATGACTACACCGCGACCGGAACGCTGGCGCACGCGCCTCTCGTAACCGGCCTGAGTAAGTTTGGTGACGCCGCAGGGCGCATCAAAGCATGGGTGGGTCACTCAAAACCATTTTACGATTTAATGGGAGCCTCGCTCTCGGCAAATGGTAAT